TTTCGAGGCGCTCGGCAGCGATGACGCGCTTGGCCAGATCCACGCGAGCGCCGGCTGCCGGGGAAATCTCGCCGCCGGCTAGGGACGGCTGAATGAGCTTCACCATGGGTTACAGCCTCGCTCTCAGCCAATCCGGGTCCCGGCTCTGCTCCCTGCTCACGCCCTCGTTTCCGTCCTCGCGTTTGGCAAGCTCGATCTGCCGCTCAGCGTCCTGCATCACGCGGTCCCTGACCGCGAGGTCTCCGGTGATCGGCATGGCGATCACGGCCGCCAGCTTCCAGCTGAGCGCCCAGTCGAAGCTCGCGTCGAACTCAAGGCTGTTGGTGACCAGCTTGGAGTACTCGAACTCGGGCTCGCTCTCGTTGGTCAGCAGCACCTTGACGTCGTCATTGTTGCGCGCGACCGACCACTTCAGCGGCGGCAGGTTGCTGCCGTCGGGGTCCAGCGGGTTCACGATGCGCCAGACCTTCAGCGCGTCGGCCGGGTAGACGTACATGCGCGCCCACCCGGCCGGTGCCGTGCCGCCAAGAGCGGAAGGCGTGTAGTATCGAAGGCTGAACTTCCACGGGTGCTGACGGATCAGCTGGTCTCGGACGTTGTCGAAGACGAGGTTGATCTGCTCGGCTTCGGTTGACGCCTCGCTCAGCGAGGTGATGTCGAACCTGTCGCCGATGTGCTGCAGGGCAAGCTTCGCAATCTGGACTTCCGAGACCGCCATGGTTCAGACCCTCACTCTACGGGTGCAGCCTTACGCGCGGAGCGGCGACGCCCTGTGGTGCGCTCTTCTGCGCCTTGAGCCTTAGCACGCTTCGGGCCGCCCGTCACCTTGGCGAGCTGCTCTTCGGTCGCGACTGCGGGGCGCATGGCCTTCTTGATCGCGTCGAGCTCCTCGGCGGCGTCGGGATCCCCCTCGTCAGCGGCCGCTGTCAGCTCCTCGACCACGTCCTCGCCGATGATCTCGGCAGAGCGCGGCAGATACTTGTAGCGCGTGACCTTCTTCTCGCCGACCTTGCGAGGCGGCTTGGACGAATTGTCCATGATGTCGATGGTATGCTCTTCCTTCTCGCCGAACTGGTCGGGCAGCAGGTAGACGCGGCCTGCATCCTTACCGCGGCCAAGGCGGCCATAGGCGGGGTGATGGAAGCCGTCTTTGTCGAAACGAACCTTGATGGCCATGGTAGATCTCTTCCTTGTGTCTCACGATGAAGGTGCCTGCGCGACACAAGGTGGTTTGTGTCGCGCAGGCTAGGATCAAACGATCAGTTCTGGCCGTCCGCGTAGGACTTCCAGTAGGTCGGATCGAACGTCAGGAACGCGTTCACTGCGCCCGCGGTGATTGTCTCACCGCCGACGAGCGCGATCACGCCCATGTAACGCTCGTAGTCCGTACCGGCACCGCCGGGCGGCAGGGCAAGCACGATGGTCTTGCCAGCCACGAGGTCGGCTTCGGCGAAGACCTCGGTCAGCAGATGCTCGGAAGCCGAGCCGTCAACGGCGACAGCTGCCACCGCGTCGGTTGCCAGAATGAACTGGGCCGTCGCGCCGTCAGCTGCGCTGTCGATGTCGGTGTCGACCTGAATGACCAAGTACATGGCCTTCCCGATACCGAAGTCCTGCGGCGTAGCGCCGAGGTCGATGACGTCGCCGATCAGAGCACGGCCCGTCGAGGCCTGAATGTCAGTGCTCGCGTCGGCGAACTCCAGAAGCTCGTCGAGGATCATTGCGATCTCCTTTCCTTGTTAAGGTTGCGTCACCCGATCAGGTGACGCGAGCCTCGTTGATGGACAGGGCATCGCACCGACGGATCGGGTAGCCACCCCATGCGGTCTGCCACGTGCCGCCGACGTTCTCGGTGGTCAGCGTGGAGTTGGACACGGCGTTCGAAGTCTGCCGGCGAAGGAATGCCAGCACCTGCTTGTCCATGTACCAGACGCAGCGGCCCAGCGAAGCGTTGGGCAGCTCGGTCATCGCCCGGTGCATCAGGTCGTTGAGATCCGCACCGGTCGTCAGATCGTTGGAGAGTTCCGAACGATCGATGTTGCAGATGCGAACGACGTAACGCCAGTCGCGCACGCACAGGCCCGCCTTCCACTTGTAGTGGGTGCGGTAGATCTGCATGCGGCCGGTGTTCGAACCGTTCGATGCGTCCTCAAGCGTGTCTTCGCCGAGGTCACGGGTCTGCAGGCCTGCAGTCGAGCCCTTGGGCACGATGCCGTGGCAGGTGAGAGGCGACCAGCAGATGAGCCAGATGCTGGCATTGTCGGAGCCGGTTCCGCCGGCGTCGATGATGTTGTCGGCGTTCTCGGCCGACAGATCGTCGAAGCGCGGGGCGAAGCCGGTGAACTCTTCGGGAGCGGTGCTTTCGTCACCGTAGAAGAGCGTATCCGCCATCTCTTGGTTCATGCCCTCGATGTGCGGGCGGTCTTCCTGCAGCCGGAAGGCTGCCGGATCGCCGGCCATATCGACAAGATCCTTGTCGACTTCCGCGTAGTCTTCGAGGTTGCCGCACGTGTCGGTGACCTGCACCGCGCGCGACTTGGTCGGCTGAACGCCGCCGTAGAGCTTCCGCCACGTGGGCGAAGGCAGACCCGACCGGATCGAGGTCTGGTGCCCCGTGGTCAGGTTCCCTTCGAGCCAAGTCATATCCGCGAGGATCTCGTTGGTCTCGTTCAGGATCTCGACCACGTCGGCGATCGTGCCATCCGGGTCGGTGACCTTCGCCAGATCGGCGAGGGTCGGGTTGGTGGTGCCGAGAACAGCCATGTGGCCCTCCTATCTCTTACGCACTGTCTTTGAACATCGACGGATACATGCGCTTGAGGCGAGCCTCGTCGGTACGATCCTGTTGCGTGGCGTCACCCTGCACGAGGGTGGGATCACCAAGCACCTTGCCGATGCGGTTCAAGAAACGCAGGACTGCGGGATGGTTGCCGATTGCCAGACCTTCCGGGTTGTCGTCGCTGGGGGATTTGAGCAGCGCCTTGAAGTCTGCGTCGCCGAACTTCTCGACAGCCTTCAGGGCCGTCGCGACGTTGGCGTCGTAGTTGGCACCGCCGAAGTCCTTGTCAGCGCGGGCGGCGTCGCGCCACCCTTGAACCCGGCCGTTCCACGCTTCGACAGCTTCCTCCATAGAAGCCTGCGTGCGCTCAGCGTAGTAGGACATGATGCCTTGGAACTGGTCCTGAGACAGGCCAACTTCCCGCGCCTTGTCCATGAAAGCGCTGAGCCGTTCCTCGTCGATTTCTTCCTTCGGGAAGCCCTCGGGAGGATCGAAGGTGTACTGGTCTGGCACTCCTTCTCGCTGGGCAGCGTCGTCACCCGACAGCACGTCGCCCGCTGCAGAAGGTTCTGCACCATCTTTTGTCGCCGTGTCAAGTACGTCGCCCGCCGGCGCAGGCGAGGGAGGATCACCTGCGCCGGCGGGTTCCTGCGGCGACGCGCCTTGTGCCGCAGGATCCGCAGGAGGCGTGGCAGTGTTCGGATCTGGCGTCTGGTTATTCGTCTCTGGCATCGTTCTCTTCCAACATCTTGATGTAGAGGGCGTGGTGTTGGCTGCGCAGCTCTTCCAGCAGCGTCTCCCCTACAGCCCGCGCGCCCTCATTGAACGCGGTGCTGTGGGTGTCTCCCGGCACGTGGCTGATCGAGCTCACGTGGCAGGTGTTGAAGATCATGCCGTAGAGCCACCGGCGGCCGCGGGGGGCGCTCATGATGAAGGTCAGGTCGTATTCCTGATCCTTCTCGGCAGCCATGGTCTTCTTGACCTGCTCCTCGTCGCCGCTGTCGCGGATGATCTGGGGCGACCGCTTGGTGGTCCTCTGCTTAGACAATGCTCTGGCCTCTCTGCAGCAGCGCCGTCAGGGCGTTGGGGTTCTGCGTGTCCGTACGGCTCAGCAGCTCTGCGCCTTGCGCTGCGCTCTGGCCGGTCGACGCCGCCTGCTCGGCCATCGCCATCTCGCGTTCCTGCTCCTCGCGAGCGCGACGATCTTCACGCCGTTGGCGCACGGCCGACATGTCGCGGATGACGCCGGGCGAGGTTCCGAGGATCTCGGCGTACTCGCGGAAGGCGACGTCCTCGTCGATGTTGTCGAGGATCTCTGGGAACACGCCCGCAAGGTTGCCGCTGAAGGACAGCGTGCGTTCGAGGGACGACGCGGCGGCGGCTTCCTGCGCCTGTGCCAGCAGGCTCACGTACTTGATCGAGACGTCTGCGCCCTGCAGAGCCTCGGGCGGGTCTGGCAGAAGGCCTGCCTCGTTGGCGAGGATGAAGATGTCTTCGATCAGGGGGTCGAGGAACTCGGTGCTCAGGCGCTGAAGGATCGGGCCCAGCAGCACCAGCTTCTCTTCGTGCCGCTCTGCCACCTCGGTGGCTGTCATCTGGCGGCGATCGGAGTTGATCATCATGGCGAACAGGTCCGCGTAGAACCCGCGCTGGATCCGCTCCTGTACCTCCTGAATGTCCATCATCATCTCGTTGATGCGAGGCTGGACTTGGTAGAGCGGGGCGAAGCCATCGTTGCCGTGCATGGGATCGACGTAGGTGACGCCGCCCGGCAAGGTCGTGGTGGTCTTGCCCTTCAGCGAGTTGGACGCACGCATCGGCGGGTTGACCATCTTGTCGATCGCCTGAGCTTTGCGGCGCTGCTCATGCTGCAGCTGCTTGATGTCGCCGAGGTGCTCCATGCCCGGGCTGTACCCGTAGACGTCGCCGCCCAGTACGTCCCACCGCGGGCAGAAGACGGGGAAGCGGTTGTACCCGTCCTCGCGCAGCAGCACGTCGTTGTCCGCGCCCTTCTCGAAGTACATGTCTGCGAAGGGCCTGTTCATCCCGTCCATGCGGGTCAGGTCGCGCTCCTCGTTTCGGCGGGGCTGGATCATGTGGATGATCTCGACCAGCTCGTCGTAGTTCTTGCGCTCCCACAGGCTCTTGAGCGACTTCGACGCCAGCTCCCACCGGATGCGTTCGCCGACCGGATCCCACAGGAACTGCTCGACGACTTGGCTCACGGTCATCGTGAACTCGCGGCCGAGGGTGTCCACCTGCCCGTACTCGTTCTCGGCGATGACGTACTCGCCCGCCGTGAAGTTGCGGTAGTTCACCAGCCGCTGCGGGTGCTGGCGACGCATCATCGGGTGCGTGCCGAATGAGCCCAGCTCGAAGTAGCAGGTGCTCGCAGCGTTGTAGAAGTTCGACGCCGACAGGATCTTGCGGATGATCGCCTCGCACTGGCCGAGGTACAGCTTCACGCCTTCGGCTTCCATGACGTCTTCCTGCTCAGGCTGCAGGCGGAACCACGGGCGCGCCGGGCTGGTGAGGCCCGACATCATGCCGGCGGCCATGACGCGCAGCGCCTGACCGGCCGTGTTGTCGATGATCTTGGTGTTCCGCTTGCGGCCCTTGGTGCTCTGGCTTTCAAGCAGGTAGCGGCCCCTGCGGGGCAGCAGGTAGTCGCTCAACTCGATCCACTGACTGCGCCAGCTGGAGCGATCATCCTCCAGCTTGAGAAAGCGCTTATAGGCCGCCCCGCGTTTGCCGAACATCGGGGCACCCATCAGGTTCTCGGGTGTCAGCAGTCCTGCCATGTCATTGTCCTGTCAGGCTGCGCAGCGCGCGCTGCGTCGTTGCGGTATCGAGGCCTCGGCCGCCGCCCATGTTGCGGATGTTCTCGGGAGCTGCCCGACCTGCCGGTGCCCCGCCTCGCCGTCCTTCGACCGTGCGCCGCGCCTGATTGGGCGTCGGCGGTGCCGGGGGAGGCGGCGGTGGTGCCGGGGGTGGGGGTGCTGCTCTGCTGCCTTTGCCGCCGCCCATGCCTAACTCCTCGCGATCTTCGACGACAGCCACTGGTCGTCGGTCAGCCACAGTATCGTCCCGACGGTGCCCCGCCCGAACAGTCGAGGCACCACCGTTTCGGTGGCACCCAGATGAAGCCAACCCCGGCGCGCAGGGAGGTTGTCGAAGTGCTGCCGGGCGAAGAGCATCTGGCATCCGCACGTGTCGAAGACATAAGACATCGCCTCCCTCACCACGGCCCTCGTCGCCCAGCGCGGGTTCTCGGAAGCCCCCGACACCTCGATAATCCCCGTCCTCGGATCCCAGTTGTGGAACACAAAACCAGCGACGGTCTCTCCCTTGTGCTCCACCCCCATCGCCCTGTTGTTGGTGAACGGGCCTGCGTGCGGCAGGCGGTCGTCCACCCATGCGGCGATCTGGTCATCCCAGAACGGTTTCACGGTACCTAACCCAAAATGCGGTGGATGTCATCCACCGACCTGATGATGGCGGATCCGCCCATAGGCGTCTCCGACTTGCGTAGCTTGGCGATCTCGGCCTTGGCCACCGTGATCAGCTGCCGGTCGCGCAGCCGCTGGTCCTGCCGCAGGCGCTGACGGGTGACCTGCTCTCCGCTGGGGATGCCGGCGTTCGCCTTACGCTTGGCGGCCAGCAGCTTGCGCGCGCGGCGCTCACCCTCGCCGACAGTGCGGGTCGCCTTCGAGCCCAGCATCAGGCGCGTGTAGAGCTTATCGAGGGCGTCGATAGCCCGCTCGCGAACGGGTGCTGACGTCGGCAGGGGGCGGTGCTTCCGCTTTGGTTTCTGGCTTTGGGGCATGGGCCTTCCTCTTCCTGACCTTTGCGGGTTTGCCTGACACGACGGGCCGGGCGGTAAGCGTGTCCTTAGTTGAACGGGTCATAGTCGAACCCCTGACTGCTGTCAGCGCCACCGAAGCCATCACGGTTTGGCATGACGGGCAGCGCGTAGGTGAGTGCCAGCGCGTCGCCCAGATCCGGGCTGTCTAGGCCGCGCTTCTTCATGTCTTCCTTGCTCTCCAGCTTCAGCTCGTTCTTGAGCGTGAAGCCGTATTCGACCGAGGTCAGGTCGGTGCGCAGATCTTCCATGTTGGGCAGGCGCACGCCATGGGTCAGCGCTTCCTTGAGGTTGTGCCACATCTGGGCGCGCATGTTCGACATGCCCTTCTGCGTCGCCTTGGCCCCGAAGTTGATCTCGGTCACCTCGACACCGAGCTGGAGCAGCCGATCGACAACGCCCCCACCCACGCCGCCGCCGTCCACGAACACGGCGTCAGGCCTCTTCTGGGCCACGAGCTCGGCGACCCTTGAGGCGAGGGTCATGGTGTCCATCTTGCGGAAGATCTGGTTGGCCCAGTCGTTGTCGCTTTCGGCGTCGCGCCCGCGGCGCATCCAGATCACGCTGCGGTCGTCTCCGAAGCGCGCCACGTCCACGGCCATGACCAGAGGATCGAAGGGCTGCACGCGCACGTCGAGCTCGACATTGTCCTCGTACAGGCTCATGGGGATCAGCTGCAGCGAGCCGGCGTCTGGGAACATGCCCCGCACCCTGACCTTGAAGAAGTCGCTGTCTTCGCCGTAGTCCTGCAGCCACTGCTCGAACAGCTCCTTGTTCGTGTTCTCGACGTCGCGGCTGTCGATCCAGCGCCTGTTGTAGCGCTTACGGAACCGCCCCTCCATGTGCTGGTAGAAGCGGCCGGTGTTACGCGTCGGGTTGCCGAAGTCGAACACCATGGGCTCGCCGTCGGTCAGGCCGCCCTCGCGCACCTCGTAGATCTTGTCGGGGATGCCCGAGGCCTCGTCGAAGATGTAGAAGCTCGTGCTGTTGGCCGCGTGCTGGCCTGCGAAGGCCTCGGAGTTCTCTTCCCGGCTGGTCTGGGCGTCACACCGCCACTGCTCACCGAAGTCCACGTGGTAGTAGTTCATCGACCCAGCGGATGCGTTGAGCTTCCACCAGTGCCGGGTGATGCCGAGGTAGTGCCACTTGGCCAGCTCGGCCCATGTCTTCGTGCGGAGCTGCTCCGCCGTGTTGGCCGTCACCACGCCCTTGGCGAACGGGCGCGTGTCCATGATCCAGCGGATCAGCCAAGCGACCAGCGCTGACTTGCCGATGCCGTGGCCGCTGGCCGTGGAGTACAGCAGGGGCTTGACCGCGTTCACACCGTCGAACTTGCGGTCACGCACAGCTGCACCGACGTCTTCGAGGAACTCGCGCTGCCACGTCTTGGGCCCGTACCAGCCCTGCAACTGGCCTGTGCCCCACGGGTAGCTGAACAGCACATGCCCGTAAGGGTCGTCGTAGAACTGGGAGATCTCGGTCACCAGCTCACGCTGCAGCTGTTCCTCTTGTGGGTTCATGGCTACTTGCCCCTGCCTCCGCTCTTGTCACGGCCGGTGTCTCGGCCGGGCTTGCCGACACCCTTGTCGAAGCCGCCTCCGCGCGCGCTGCCGCGGTCGCGGTCGCGGTCGCCGAAGACGTCGCGGGCGCGTGCCGCTGCGCCGGGGCTGTCACCTCCGCGGAATGGATTAACCGCGCGGCCGCTGGGTGGTGGCGGAGGCGCGGGCCTGCGTGCGGCCAGCATGCGGTTGAGCGCTGCGCGCGTGCCCGCGGTCATGCCTTGGGAGCTGAACGTCCCATCGGCGTTCTCTGTGATCTGGGCTGTGGTCAGGCCAGTCTCTCGGCCGGGCGGCCGAGGTCTCTGGTAGCTGTACTGCCGGGGTGGTGGAGCCGCGCCGCCGCCTTTGCCTCCGCCCATGTCAATGCCTCCTGCAGGGTAGGATGCGGCGAGATATAGCAGGGCTTGAGGCGCGTGTCATCCCATGGTCAGAACGGGTCGTAGTCATGGATGGTCTCGGTCAGGCCGGGCTGTTGACGCCCGGGGCACATGCTCTCGGCTCCGACCACGCTGAGCCGCTGGCCACACTTGGCGCAGATGCGCTGACGTCTGCCGCCCTGCCCGGGCGGAGGCGCGCGCCACGAGTGCTTGGCCCTCACGTCCTGATCGACCGGCAGAACCTTGTGCGTCAGGTCCACCGGCGCGTTCGGATCCGCGTCTCTGGGGTCACGCTTCACAACCATCAGATCAACCTGTCGAGCCTCAGCACGGCCTCGGACAGCGCCCACAAGCCCGCGTCCCTCTTGGCGCTGAGCCTTCCAGCGAGCTC